ATCCGGCTACCTACCGTCAGGAATACGAAGCCGCATTCGTGGCGTTCCAGGGCCTGGTGTACTACCCGTTCAACCGCGGCGACCACGTTCGGCCCCTCTCTTACGATGCAGCCGAACCGCCCGAGGGGCACCATGACAGCAGGCCAGGCCACAGATCGATTGTTACGACACCGGATACGCATGGAGGGCATCGCGCGCAGCGAGATGCGTGTGTTTTATCAGGCCCTCAAAGCCGTGGTGGACGAGGTCGAGGCGAAATTGCTTCGAGCGGAAACATGGCCTTGGAAGGGGCTCACGGAAGCAGAACAACGACTGAGGCTCCAGCGGCTCAGGAGTGTGGAAAGAGAGGTTAAGAAGTGGAGTGATGAGGCTCAGGATGAACTGTTGACTGGCCTGGAACGGCGGTCCGGGACCTTGTTGGGTGTCCTGGCGGCGCTGGCCGCGGCGGCCTGGGCAGGCTCCAAAGACGGATCGATCAAGTCCGAACCTTTCAGCAGCAAGGACGTGAAGTCTGTTTTCGAGGCATCCATAGGGGGCAGGTCACTTCGAGTCTGGATTCAGCGAGCATTCTCGAATCTGGCCGCTCGAATCAGGCGCTGGATAGGTGATATCGGGAAGGGCGGTGCGGCGAAGAACCCTTCTCGTGGGTTGCGTGGAGAGATCGATCGATTTTGCAGGCAAGTATCGAAGACGCTTGCCCGGAGCTATGTCAACGCAACGTTCAATCGCGTCAACGACAAGCTGTTCGAGAGAAGCGGTGTGAACAAGGTCGTATATCGCGGCATTCTGGATGATCGCACCTGCTGGGAGTGCCGAAAGCAGTTCGGCAGAGTATTCGATGTTAATGACCCCCGGCGCCCTTCCATCCCCCAACATCTGAATTGCCGGTGCTTCTATGAGCCATATGTCGAGGGACTGACTTCGGTTGAAGAGCATTACGAGACTCGGCCCCAGGCACGACCGGAATCGTCTCAAGCAGAGGTGACGGATCCATCACGCTGGGAAGAATGGACGGAAGAGAAGATTCGCACAAGCGAACTGGATTACGAGGATTCAATTCGGACTCCCGGGCAAACAAATGTCGCAGCGTACGAGACAGAAAAGCCGAAAACCGTGTATGGGAGGGCTGAACCCGAGGAATTCATTCAGCAGAGGGACCGGATTCCCGATCGATTGAGGCCGTTTGTAACGCCCTATAACGCCTTGGAATATCGCGATATGAAAATCCGGATGTACCTGTCCGAGTCCGGGAGAAGCGGATACGGCATCACCGAAGACGGAAGTCTGATTTCCATATTTTCCTTGCCTGGGGCGAAAGAGGGAATGAGGGCTGTGCGAGACGCATTGAAAAATGGAGCGGTTAAGCTTGATTGCATTGATGGAAAACTTCCAGGGTTTTATGAATTATTTGGATTCAAGGAATATAATAGAATCAAGTGGGAAGATAAATATGCTCCGGCAGATTGGGATTACTCAACTTACGGCCGCCCGGATATCGTATTCATGAAATTGAACAAGGAGTGATTTAGACATGTCGGATGTCAAAAAGGAGTTGCTGGACCTGCAACAGGAATTTATTGATACCGTTTTCGGCGAAATCCAATGCGATAATTGCAATCATTTTAGAAGCGGCAACGAGTGTGATGCGTTTCCGGACGGAATACCGCTCGATATCATCGCAGGAGAATTCGATCACCGGAACCCGTATCCGAACGCGGAACACCCCACTGACCGGGGCATCCGGTTCGAGCCGAAGTAGGTTTATAGCGCGCATGGTGGGAGGCGGGCGCTGTCCGCTTAGAGATTTTCAAGAAAGTGTGGGGGGAGCCTTTTACGCATAGGCTCCCCCCGTCTTTTTTAGTCACGAAGGAGGTACCATGAAGCCGAAGTTGGATGCGGAGGGCAATATATTGCTTAGGGACGGCAATCCCGTGTTTGTTTTGGAGGACGGCTCGGAAAAGACGTTCGTAGATGCGGGCAAGCTCTCCGAGGCGAAAAAATGGTCCGCAGATCTGCAGAAAAGACTCGATGACATCGAATCCAAATTCAAGGGCGTGGATCCCGAAACGTATTACGACCTGCTCAAGACGAGGGAAGACGCAGAAGACCGGAAGCTTCGGGACGAGAAGAAATTCGACGAGCTACTCGAAAAAAAGACACAGGCTTTAAAGCAGGACCATTTCCATGCCTTGGCTGAACGGAGCGAACGCATCAAGAGCTTAGAGGCCTCCCACCGGAAGCTCTTGCTGGACAATGAAGTCCTGAACGCAGCCACCAAAGCGGCGGCCCACAATCCGGAAAAAATCCTGGCTATCGTGCGCGCCAATCTGGACCTGGTGGAAAAGGATGGCTCGTTCCAGCCCGTGGTAAAGGACAAGAAAGGCGAACTGCGATTCAACAAGAAAGGCGAGCCTATGTCCATCAGCGACCTCCTAGGCGAGCTGACCGAGTCCGACGGGTATCTGTTCAAGCCTAGCGACGCCGGTGGAGCGGGATCCCAGCCGAGCGGAATGCCCGGAGCCAAGATAACCCTCACCCGCGATCAATTGAAAGACCCGGCCGTGTACGAAAAACACCGGGATGCTTACGTCCGAGGAGACGTGAAAATTGTGGATTAGCCGAATCAACGAAACGTAGGGGCGGCCCTCCCGTGGCCGCCCGGAAAAAAGGTAGGCACAGGGGCCTGCCCCTACGGGAAAAAACCGGTTCAAAATAATCGTAGAGGCGGGTTTTAAATCCGCCCGAAACCACCAGGAGGGTTTAAGTCATGTCGAACACGTTATTGTATTACGATCCGATTTTTTACGCGATGGAGGCGTTGATTCACCTCGAGAGGTCGCTCGGATTGTCCACCCGGGTGCATCGGGGTTATGACGCCTCACCCCAGCAGAAGGGCAGCACCATCAACATTTCCAAGCCGGGCACGTTCACGGCTCAAGAGGCGCCGGGGAGTGATACAAACGTTGTGGCGGAAGGCGTCAGCATCATGCTCGACAAGTGGTACGAGGTCAAATTCGCGCTTTCGGACAAGGAACTTACGTTCACCAAGGAAAAAATCATCACCGACCATATCGGCCCGGCGGCGTATGCTTTGGCCGACCAGGTGGATCAGGACATAGCGGACTTGTACAAGGACGTCTACTCATGGCACGGGGCGTCCGGCGAAACGCCGGATGCAGTGGATGATATCACGGGAGTGAAAAAAGTGCTCCGAAACGCCAACGTACCTTTCGACGGCCGGAATTATCTGATGATCGATCCGGCGGCCGAGGACAAATTCAGCCAGTTGTTTTACCAAGCGTCCGTGGTGGGAGATCAGGGCCAGTCCTTGCGCACGGGCAACCTCGGCGTTAAGTTCGGCCTCGATCTGTTCACCAATCAGAATACGCCTGCTCATACTGCCGGCACTTTGGCGGCTGCCGGCGGTGGCGTGCTTTCCGTCAAGACCAACACCAGCGCAGGAGCCACCGAGATCAATCTGGATAACGGCGGAACAGGAACCACGACCGGCACTGTAGTGGTGGGCGACGTGTTCACTCTGGCCGGGAATTCGCAGACCTACGTGGTCACTGAAGAAGCCACGGCTGCGGCCAATGAAATTACGGTCAAGTTCTTGCCTGCACTCGCAGCGGACGCATCGGACGGGGACGAGTTTGTCCTTAAAGCCGGACATACCGTGAACCTGGCTTTCCACCGGAACGCTTTTGCCCTGGCCACCGCTCCCTTGAGCGAAATGGGTAACGAACTTGGAGCGAAAATCGCTACCGTCAACCGGGACGGCATCTCCATGCGTTCACGCATCTGGTACGAAGGCAACAACAGTAAAGTGCATGTAGGTCTGGATATTCTATACGGCGTGAAAACCTTGGACGCGCGCCTGGCAGCAAGGCTGGCAGGATAATGTGAGAATACCGGGGGATGCGCCGCATCCCCCGGACCCCCTTCTGTGGCGATCCCCCCGTATCGTTTCACGATCCGGAACGATCGCGAGGGGGTAGACAGCGTAGGGGCGGGCGCGTCCAGGCATAGCGCAGCGACGCCGGATCGTGAACCGCCCATCCAAGGGAGAAACAACATGACGAAAACACTCACGATCAAGCTGCATCACCCGGACGGAGGCCAAATACGGGTGAATGCGGACCGCGCTGAGTATTGGAAACAGAACGGTTGGCGCGAAGAGCCGCCGACCACGGCGGGCAAGGCAGGCTGGAAGCCTGCTCCACGTCCACCCAAACCTCGGACGAACCCCACGGAAGTCGGTAAAGGTGAGCGCAAAACCGGTGTCGTCAAAGCCGGCGACCAGGAGAACGGAGACGATTGATGTCGGTTACCTTCGATTCAATGTGCGGCGGGGCATCGGCCAACAGCTATATATCCGTCGAGGATGCCGACGATTATTTTGCCATGCGCGTGCACGCGGACGGTTGGAGCAAGGCTCCGACAGAGGAAAAACAGAAAGCTCTTATGGACGCTACGCGCCGCCTGGATCGAATCCAATATATGGGCGAGAAGAATTCCATGACCCAGGCTCTCGAGTGGCCTCGCACCGGAGCGATCCTCCGGGACGAAATCATCGACGACGATGAAATCCCGACGCGAATTCTCGATGCGACGTGCGAGCTGGCCCTGGCCGTCCTGACTTCGAACATTAACCCCGGCGTGCCGGAAGGGGTCCAGTCGTTCACCGTCGGCGGCGTGAGCGTGGCCCTGTCCGGACCCGCATCGAGCACGTTTCCGCCCGAGGTGGATCGATTGATCGCGCCGCTGCGGTTCATGCCGAAAGGGAATGTTGTTTTAAAGAGAGGGTAATTTGGGGGAGGCGTCGCCTCCCCCAAACCCCCTGTTGCGGCGATGGGACCGTATCTCTGCGAGATCCGATCCCATCGCGACAGCAGGATGGATTAAACGCGGTCGAAACGGTAAGCGCAGCGCAACGTTTTGACCGCCACATAGGGGGCCCGGGGGATCGATGATCCCCCGGCCTGGCCCCGCGACAGGCTCGGGGTCTACGAGAGGCGAACATAACCATGCAAGGCATTCAGAACATGGCGGCGGCGATCGCGGACGCGATGATCGCGAATTTTGGCGAGACGGTTACGTTCACGCGGCCGTCGGGCGAATATAACCCGACCACGGGAGCCGTGGACGAAGATCCGGAGACGTGGACGGAGAAGGTCTGGTTCACCGATTTTTCTCAATTCGAACGCAACACCGGCCAGGGGATCATACAGGCACAGGACCGAAAGGCGCTATACCCTGGCACGTCGGAGAACACGCCCCAGCCCGGCGATGAAATCGAACGATCGGACGAAACCCAATGGCGGGTCGAAGCAGCCAACCTGGATCCGTCCAAGGCATTTTACAATTTGCAGGTGAGGCCAAGATAGGAAATGCGCCGGGGGCCAATGGCCCCCGGACCCCCACGTGGCGGCCCGTTCGGGCGCTGCGCGCGCCAACCGGGCCGCGAGGGAAGCAAGATAGGTGGAACTGAAAACCAACATACGCGAATTCAACGCGGGCCTCGAAAAATACAAGGCCGCGATCAAGAAAAAATCCGAAGCCATCGCCAAGGACGCGGCACTGGCCCTGTACGGGCGGATCGTGACGTTGACGCCGGTAAAAACGGGCTATGCGCGGCTGGGCTGGAGAATCGAGCCGAACATCACCGGCTGGGCGCCGCCCGAGGGCCAGGACACCTATCCGGCGCCGGAAACGCCGAATCAAATACCCACGTCCACCACGTATTGGATCTACAATAACGTGGCGTACATCCTGCGCCTCGAACACGGCCATTCAAACAAGGCCCCCAGCGGCATGGTGGGCGTGGCGTTGACGGGCGTAGGCCAGGCATTGGCCGAGGCGGCGAGGAAGAATGGTTGGAATAGATAACGACGCCGGGGGATCGACGGTCCCCCGGACCCCCTGTGCAGGCGCCGCCGCTGCGCGGAGGCGCTGGAGATGGATGATGCATAGGGGCGGTTCCACGCGCAGCGGGGTACCGCACACACAAAGGATTTTGGAAAGGGGCGTGGGGAAGACCTTTTGCTAAAAAGGTTTTCCCCACGATCAAGGCAAAATGTCCACTACCTATGCCGACATGCGAACAGCGATCGAGCCTCACGTAGCGTCCGAATGGGGCGAAACCACGGTAATCGCCTGGCCGAACGCGCCGTTTACGCCTCCGGAAGACGAGGCGTGGATACAGATCGCGATTCTGCCGGGCATGGCCGCGGCGGCCACGTTAGGGCCCGGAGGCAGCAACCAGCTGATCGGCCTGGTGCACGTGAACGTATTCGTACCCAAGGCCGGCGGATCGGCCGATGCGTGGGAATTGGTGGACCAGGTGCGGGATCTGTTCAACCGGCGCACCATCGGAAATATCCGATTTCGGGCACCCTATCCAGCGCCGGCGATGACCGACGGAGACTGGATGCAAATACCCGTGTTGTGTCCGTTTGTGGTGTACGAGTAGGGGCGGCCCCCCCGTGGTCGCCCGGAAAAAGGCGGGCACAGGGGCCTGCCCCTACAGTGCGGGGCAATGATGAAACGTAGGGGCGGTTCGAGAACCGCCCTCATACAGGCAATAAAATCAAGGAGGCAGGACTATGGCAAATGCATCGGGAGCGTTGGCTCAGCTCAATTATGTAACCGAGGCCGAATGGGGGACCACGCCGGAAACGCCCAG